ACAGAATTCTCCATTGGTGGTGGTACTAACCGTGGTAACAACGTATTAGCCCTAACAGCTAATAGTAACTTAAACAACAGCACAGCACAAGGTACAGTTGCCGCATATACATTTACTATCTCTCAAGCTTATACTCAGATTGATGGTGATGGTAATGGCGCGGATGAAAATTACTATGTAGAGTGGGATATGCTTGCTCAAACTAAAAATGATTCATACGAGTATTCTCAGAATATGATTCGTGAAGGTGTAGCAGTAACTCCGGTTAATGGTACATTTGGATTAGATCCTAATATCTTCCGTGGTATTACTCACTCAGTAGCTATCTCCGGTGGAGCTGGTACTTGGGTTATTCCAGAGAGTTTATCTTGGGGTACGGGTGCAACAGCGGGTACAGGCCAATTATTATCTGTTGATAATCTAACAGCATCCAGCTCAACAATTTTATATATGCAGTTACTTACAGGTGTTTTACCATCTGCTAATACTATAACAGGTAATGGTGCTGCTACAGCAACAGCAGGTACAGTAACTGGTCAGGTAATCAGTGTTCCACCAATCGGTGCTTCTACTGGTACAAATATTAAAGGTGCTTACGGTGTTGGTATACAAGAAGCCGACTTAGCATCTGGTGATACAATCATCGATTTAACAGGTACTGCGAACAACGCTCCTAATAACGTACAGTTTGATGTAATTGGTTTAAATATTACAACTACTGGTGATTATGTTATGGTTGGGCCTGATTCAGCGGGTGCTTTAAACTTAGCTCAGATGGCAAACAATGCGCTACTAAACAGTGGTACAACTACAGCAGTAAGTGTAGGTACAGGTAATATCCCAGCGGATACTCCTGCTACGGGTACAATTCGTATTGAGAGAGATAGTGGTGAGTATACTCGTCATCCTTACTCATCATATGATGGTACTAATACTACATTTACTATTACTAGTGCTGACTTCTCAACTGATAACGCAACAGCGACTAACAATATCTTTATATCTTATATTGATAAAGTATCAACAGCAACAACCGAATCGTTTAATACAGTATATAGCTCATCTAGAGCACTACGTATTATTGTACGTAATGGTGAAATCATTGGATCTATTGCGCCAATTATACCTATTGATACCGCGGGTAGCTTAGGTTCAGGTGGTGGTTCAACTACTATCTCACGTCAATTGGATACATAAGATATATAGGAAATATAATAAATGGCAGTAACAATAAACAGCTCTGGGACTTATAATGTAGTTAGGCCAACTAATGCTGATGCCGAATCCACTACAGGTTGGAATATCGTTAAACTAGAAGGTGCAGGTGGTACTCCATCATTAGTTCAGTCAGTAGGAACTATTGATTTATTTGCCGAAGGTAGTGATGCCTTAGCATGTCAGGTTAATAAAACCAGAGTACAGATATATTTTGACTATGCAACAGGCTATGATTTCACTACAGGAAGTACGGGTACAGGGGGTACAGCAGTACCCGATGGATCCACTTACATATGGAATGCTTTCTTAGCAGCAGGTGTTGCGCTTACTAAAGCTAACGGAGGTCTACAAATTAGTCTAGGTGATGGAACAAATACTTCCTATTGGAATGTAGCAGGTTCAAACACTTACTCTGGTGGTTTAGTTAAGTGGGCAGCAAATACAACAATTTCAGAAAGTGAGAACAGTGGTACGGCAGCAGATTTAGGTGATATAATAGAAATAGGCTTTGTTTGTGATGTTGGTACTACTACTGCGCGATTTAATAATATGGTTGTTGATGCATTTGATATTGGTGATGGTCTTGATATAGAGGGAACTACTACAAGCGATACTTTATTTTTAGAGGCTCAAGCCTTAGATGCAACAACTGCAATAGGTGTACTTAGTGAATCAAATGGTATTATCTTTTCTCAAGGTAGCCTTGAGTTTGGTGGCACAGCGCAAACATCTATTGCTGAAACACTGGTATTTACCGATACATTAGGTGGTGCTTATACATATCAACTAGATATTACAGGTACAATAGTCTTTACTAACACTATTGTGAATAACTCTGGTGTAGTAGATTTTAACTTTGATTCATCTGGTGCTACAGCATTTACAATGACAGGTGGTTCCTTAGGTGGTTTTAATAATTTAGATACAGGTTCTGGTCAGACTATGAGTGGGATAGTATTCCAGTCTGGTGGTATTTCTAATATTGCAAATACAATATCTAATAGCTCATTTAATCAATGTGGTCTAATTACATTAACTGGTTCTTTAGATACCTGTACTATAGATAGTGCTTCAGGTACTATAGCTGTGTCAACAGCCATTAGTAATATAGCTAATATTTCAGATACTTCTTTTATAAGTGATGGTACTGGCAACGGTTTAGAAATTACAGGTACGGCAACGAATATAACTTTAGATAATTTATCTTTTAGTGGGTATTCAACTAGCGTAGACGCCGATAAGGCTATTTACGTTAATATTGCAACAGGTAGTGTTGAGTTAAATATCAGTGGTGGATCAGGTATATCGGTTGCTAGTGATGTTAGGACTGCCGGAGCTACAATAACAGTAGTTGCTGGTGCTGTAAATGTACAAGCATTAGCGGCACTTAAAGATGGTACCCCAGTAGAAAATGCTAGAGTATATCTAAAAGCTTCCAATGGCACAGGTCCATTTCCATTTGAAGAGACTGTGACATCAATTACTCGTAGTGGTACTACAGCTACAGTTAGTCATACAGCTCATGGAATGGGTACTAATGATAAGGCGATATTTGAAGGTATCACAGATAAAACAGAAGATAATTATTCTGTAAAACAAATTACTGTATCAGATGCTAATACTTATACATATACAACAACAGATTCAGGTTCAACAAATTATACAGGTACAATTAAAACAACATTTGTAGCTTTAAAAGGATTAACTAATGCGAGTGGTATTATAACTTTATCAAGAGTATATACTTCTAATCAACCTGTTGTAGGTTGGTCACGGAAGTCAACTTCATCTCCATTTTTACAAGAAGGTGTTTTGGTTGGTGAAGTAGATAGTACAACAGGATTTTCTGGTGTCGCGGTAATGCTAACGGATGAATAATGACTAAAATTATAGGAACAACAATACAGAGACATTTATCTCCTCGTATCGTAACTTTCCCTGTTGCTGAAACAGAGGTTACTGTTGCAGATGTGCAAGACACATTGCAAGATATTGAAGATGATGAATTAAGTATCCCTTGGCCTAAGTTGAGGGTTACAACAGGTGACCAAGATTTAGGTGGTGGTGTATCTGTTGGGTTAACAATGCAATTACAAAATGCTCAGTTAGCCTTTGCTCCTAGAACTATTAATAAAGAAGAAGGTACAGTAACTACTGCTAATGCAGTAGGGACTACTTTAATAGATAGTACAGCACTATTTATTACTAAAGGTGTTAATCCTGGAGCTACAGTTGTTAATTTTACTGATCAGTCAGTTAGTACTGTTATATCTGTAGACTCTGAAATTCAGTTAACTATGTATAGTTTAAGTGATGGTACGGATAATCAATGGGATAGTGCTGATGTATATAAGATATGGAACGAAGATCAAGTAGAAGTAACAGGTGGTAATACAGTAGCTGTTGATACAGGTGGTAATACTATATCAGCTGTCTTTCCTACATTTGGAACACAAGTACTTAAGACCTCTTCATCTTCTGCAACATCTACTAGTCAAGTGGATATTGAATATGCTTCTTATGCTGGTGCAATTAATATTGATTCGATCAATGGTGATACAGCAACAGGTGGAGCAACAGGTAGTGTACGTAGTCCATTTAGTACCTTAGCAGATGCTCTGATAGAAGATGCATCTAGAGGCTTTGGTAGATTAAGATTTTTTAATGACTATACTTTCGGCGCAACCGATGATATAGATAATTATGAAGTAACAGGACAACATATAACTGATACTATACTTACCTTCACTGCAGGATGTTCTACTTCCAATGTATATGCATCAAGTTGTACCTTAACAGGAGCAATGGATGGTACTGTTAATGCTAAGGAAGTTCTATTCAGTGATGTTACTGGTATAGGTGGAACTACTACTGCTATGGTATGGGAGTTTTGCCTGTTTCAAGGAACAACTGTCCTTCAAGCAAGTAATACAGTTCAACTTACTTTCGTTGAAGGACACTCAAATGTAGCGGGAACAAATACATTTATACTTGATTTAAATGGTACTATTACTCCATTAAAGATTAGTGGATATGTTGGAGGCTTTGAACTTACAAATAAAACTCAAGCCGTTAGTAGTTCGATTGATATGAATGGTCACTTCATACTTAATGGTACAAATACAGCAGGATCTGTAACATTACGTGGTAGTGGTAAGAAGTCTTTATCTCCTAATGGTACTACGATTGATCATAGACATTATTTATCAGGTGATGAGTTCAAGAATATACAATCTGCTATTGAATTACTTATTCCTGAACAAGCATCTATGGGTAATATTTGGTATGTTGACCCCGTAGGTGGACTAGATACTAATGTTGGTACAGATAACGATAGAGCCTTCAAAACAATTAACTATGCTGTAAGTCAGGCGGAAGATAATCATGGTGATGTTATCTTTGTATTGGCACATGATGTTGCCGAGGTAGAAATTGATGAGAATGTTGTTATAAATAAAAACAATATATCAATACGAGGCTCAGGGCATAATGTCCATATACATCCATCTGTAACGGGTAGTAGTACTATAACAATTACAGGAAATAATGTCAGCTTTAATAACCTTACGGTACATACGCCAGTGGGTGGTACTGATGATGCAATGGTATTTACTGGTGCTACGAACTGTGCAATAAAAGATGTAAGGATTGAAGATGCAACAGGACGTGGATTAGTATTAAATGCTGGCTGTGACAAACTACAAATGAAAAATTCATTTATAGGGTACTCAGGGTCACATGGGGTAGAAGTAACAGATTGTCACGACGTAACGATCTCTGTTACACATATTGATACTAATGGTGGGGATAATATTAAACTTAATTCAACTACAGATGGGGATTTACATGAGGTTGCTTTCCGCAACTGTATAATTCATGAGGCTGGTGGATGGGGTGCTAATATAGGAACCGGTTGTGAAACAGTACAGTTCTTTGATAGATGTAAGTTTATCTTGAATACTACTGGTGATATTAATGATAATGGTATTACTACATATAATGAGGCAGATAATATATCTGACGAAGTGTGGATTAATGGTAAGGCATTAACATTACCTAAATACTTAGGCTTAAAATAAAAAACATGGAAGTTTTAAACATAAATTAGTGTATAGTATTACGCAATAAAAATAAAAAGGTATACAATGACTGAAAAGACAATACACGTTCCGGATTACGATGGAAGTGACCGAAGATTAAATGCAGACTGGCATCAAACAAAAGGATTGTCTTTATCAATAATAGGATTATTATTAGTAAACATAGTATCTACTGTTTGGTGGGCAGCCACTTTAACTAATGATGTAACACAAATTAAAGAAGCCCCCGATCTATTGGAAAGAGTAATTAAGATGGAAGGTAAGTTAGAAGCTTATGATACAGTACTTACTAGACTATTATCAGTAATAGATAAACTAGATAATACAGTAGATAGAATAGATAGAGAACAAGCTAAGCGTGGTCCTATTGTGTATAAGAAGAATAAAAGGAATTAAATAAAATGGATTTAAAAAGAGATGAGATTAAGTATGTAAGGGATTTATCTAAGAGCGCATATAAAAAAGCAAATGCTTGTTATATATGTGGCGCGGAAGAAGAATTACAATTTCATCACTTTTATTCAATGACTTTGCTTTGGGCAAAGTGGAAGAAAGATGAAGGTGTACGTATTAATAGTGTGGAAGATATATTAAAGTATCGTGAGATTTTTAAAGAAAAATTTCAAGATGAAATATATAATAAAACTATTACGTTATGTAAGTTTCATCACATGGATAGGCTACATAAAGTCTATGGAAAAGTACCAGCACTAATAACAGCCCCTAAACAGGAACGTTGGTGTGACAAACAAAAAATTAAATTTCAGGAGAAATAAATAATGGCAATACAATCAAAAAGCAAAGATAAACTTTTAGTAATGAAAGACAAGGTTTCAGTAGAAGCTACAGCAGCAGTTTTAGTTGGTGGAACAAATATCTTAGCAACTACTACATATTCTATACCAGCATATGATGAAAATGGTAACATTTTAGGCTACATCGCGTTATTTGATACAGCTACTCTAGTATAAGGTTAGTATCATGGTTAAATGGATAGATAGTATATTAGAAAAACTAAATCCAGCTCAGCCAGAAATAGTAGACGATTTTGGGCAAGATATCGCACCCTCAAGGAATCACTATAATAACCAGAAGGCTTACAACACAGTTGGTACTGTTGGTAGAGGAGTTGACTTAATAGTTGATTCAGCGGCTGGCATTAAGATCGATGTTGGGGAAATACAAGATTGGTTCACTTCTGAAACAAGAATTCGGAAGAAAAAACTAAATCAGTTACTCAATTTCAGACCTAATCCGTATCATAGTGCAGATGTATTTTTTAGAAATATATACACAGATTTAGTACTTGAAGGAGATGCATTTATATACTTTGATGGTGTATATTTATATAATCTTCCAGCACTTAAAACTGAAATTATTACGGATAAGAAAACTTATATAAAAGGATATACATATGGAGAAAGCAAACATTAACTTATTAATGAGTATGAATGACTTTCAGAAGAATTTTTTTGATAACTCAGCAGTACCTGGTATTATTCTTAAAACTCCTAATCCTTTATCGGATAGAGTTAAAGATAGAATGGTTCAGCGTTGGATGTCAAAATATAACCCGCGTAGTGGAGGCAAAAGACCACTAATATTGGATGGTGATTTCTCAGTTGAATCATTGTCAAAATATAACTTTAAGGAACTTGATTTTTCCGAAAGCATTAAGACGCAAGAAAGCGCGATACTTAAAGCTTTAGGTGTTCCACCGTTATTACTAGATTCTGGTAACAATGCAAATATTAATCCAAACTTAAGAATGTTTTACATTAACACAGTAATGCCGTTAGTAAATAAAACTATACAAAGCTTGGAATACTTCTTTGGCTATGATTTAAAAGCTATAGAACAAGATGTATTAGCACTACGACCAGAACTTAGAGAATCTGCCAATTATTTTAGTACTTTAGTTAATGCTGGTATTATAACTAGAAATGAAGCTAGAGATAAATTGAGATTTGAAGTATCAGATAGTGAAATAGCTGATGATTTAATACTTCCTGCTAATATAGCTGGTAGTAATGTAGATTCAACACAAGGAGGAAAACCTCCCAGTAAAGAGGACCCTTAAATTATGAAGATAAATAAAAATATGCACCTTACATCAACATTTAAAGTGAAAGCCATAAGTGAAGATAAAGAGAGTGTGAAAATTGAAGGATATGCAAATACCACTACTAAAGATAGAGCTGGTGATGTAATTATTGAAGAAGCATGGGCAAAGGGAGGATTAGATAATTATCTTAAAAATCCAATTGTACTTGCTTTTCATAATCACGAGAAACCTATCGGAGAAGTTACTGAGTATAGCATTAATCAACAAGGTCTACGAGTTGTAGCAGAAATCAGCAAGTCCGCTGGTGATGTTTATAACTTAGTAAAAGAAGGAGTACTAAAAGCTTTTTCAGTAGGGTTTAGAGTCAAAGATGCCGACTATGATTCTGAAACTGATATCTTTGTTATCAAAGATCTCGAACTATTTGAAATTTCAGTAGTTAGTGTTCCAGCAAATGCCGAATCTGTATTTTCTGTAAAGAAAGCCTTTGAAGACGAAAACGAGTATAGTAAGTTTAAACACTTATTTAATAATGAAAATATCCAGGATCCAGAAGTAACTAAAGCAGTTATAGAAGATACTGAGAATAAAGGAGAAGAACCTGTGGATAAAGATAAACTTTCTTTAACGCCTCAAGAAATTGAAAAATTGCAAAAAGATGCAGTTGAAAAAGCATTTGCTGCTAAAGCGGCTGACGATAAGAGAAAAGAAGAAATTTCAACTATCGCAACTAACGCTGGAACATCCGGTGCAGAACTATTAATAAAAGAACTAGAAGATAGACTTTTAGTAAAAGAAAATACAGTACAGGAAACTTTAACAAGTTTACAAACTGAACTTAAAGAAAAACAAGATGAAATCATTAAGCTAACTAATAGCAAAATGACTTTCCAAGATAAACGCTCAAACGTTCAAGTTAAGCAAGCTGAAATCGATAAATTCGTTTTAACTTCTAAAATTATGAACAAGAGTATTGCAGAATTAGATGCATATAAAATGTATGTTGAAAAAATCGGTGATCACTTAGGTGGCATGGATTCTGGTGGTGCTGGAGACGGTAGTGACTGGGAAACTTTATTCTCAACTAGTTTATATGAAGATATGAAGGATAAATTAGTAGTAGAACCATTGTTTAACAATAGAGTTACAATGAATTCTAGAACTTTAGTATTCCCATACAATCCAGAAGCAGGACACGCATCTTGGGTAGCTGATACAGCATATAAATCTACAAATGGTGATTCATCTGGTGTTGCTAGAACACATTTACCAGGCGATAATCTATTAAAAGCTGAGAAATTAGCTTCTAAAGAATATTTAGGTTATGAAGAAGAAGAAGATTCAATCATCGCGATTGCTCCTATTGTTCGTAATGCTATTGTTCGTAGAATGTCTCGTACAACAGATACTGAATTACTTCGTGGTAATGCTGGTGTTGAAACTATTGCTGGTCAAACAGGTTTAGCTTTAATTACAGGTGTTGCAACTTTCGCAACAGATAATAGTGCTTCAGTAACTCAAGATGGTACATTTGGTGCAGCTAATCCAGTTACTATTGCTGACTTACAAGCTACACGTAGAAAAATGGGAGCTTACGGTCTTAATCCTAGTGAAGTTGTTTACTTAGTTAACGAAAGCGCGTATTACGATTTAATGGATGATCCTGATTTCCGTACTATGGATTTAGTTGGCGAAAATGCTACTATCTTACGTGGTCAAATTGGTTCCGTTAATGGTTCTCCAGTAATTATATCAGATACATTTGCTACTGCAGCAATTGGTACAGTAGCTGCTGTTGCATTAAATGCATCACATTACTTATTTGGTGAATTACGTGGTATGAGAGTTGAACGCGACGTAGATATTGAAAACCAAAAGAACGTTTTAGTTGCTACTCGCAGATTTGCGTTTAATGAATTAATTCCAGGAGCTACAAGCTCTGCAGCATTAATTTACCCAGCATCATAAGATAACAATAAACCTTTTTAGGTTTATTTTTGAGCTGCTTAATTTGGCTTAGGTCGGGGGTGTAAAAACCCCCTACCCTTTTTAAGGATAACAATGGCAATTATAAATTTAAGTACATATAAGAAAATGAAAGGTATTACAAGTACAACTAAAGATGTAGAAATTTCACAGTCAATAGCTGCTGTTAATTCATACATACCAAGTTACTGTAATAGAGAATTCACAGCTTATTATGCTACTGACAAAACAGAATACTTTGATGGTGTAAGAAACAAGGAATTATTTCCAGATGTATACCCATTAGTATCAATAACAACGGTTAAGGTTTCCACAGATGGTGGACAGACTTACCCAACTACGTTGGCGGAATTTACCGACTATGTAGTAGATTTTAAAAACTCAAGTGTAATATCTAACGTAGACTGCTTCGTAAACTCAGATATACCTATCAACAGTGTTGAAGTTATATATAAAGGAGGTTACGTAAAGGTTCCAGAAGATTTACAACTGGCTGCAGCACATTTAGTGGAATACTACTTGGAAGAACAATATACACCTAAGAAAGCTTTCTCAGGTGTTAGTGTAGAGAATGTTAGCATTTTAGATAATAGTGCTAGATTACCAGCACACGTTAGAAGGATTTTAGAGCATTATAGATCTCTAAATATGTAATATGCCAAAATCAAAGATAACTAAATCAAAACCTAGTATTACAGGAACTTCAGATGGTGAAGCAACTAAAATAGCTTTGTCAGACTATGTGAAGAAGTTCTCTAAACAAGAACTACCTGCAGCTGAGGAGTTATCAAGCATACTAGAAGCGTTCCCACTTAGTTACTTAGATTTAAGAGACAAAGCTTTTAGGGAGATGATAGGGTTTTCTAATTCTATTATAAGTAACTCTGAAAATGTAGATGAAGAATCTTTTGATAATACACAAACTTTTTTAAAACAGGAAGCTATTGCTTGGGAAGCATTACAAGCTTTAGGCAGTGATGCTGTATTTAATTCTAAAGATCATACTTTACAAACCAGCGATATATCAACATCTTTATTAAGGTTAAAAATTATAGAGAAAAACTGGCCTAAATCTAAAATGACTGCAACTATGGCTAAGCAACTTAAAACTGCTATGGTTATATTAAATAAGTTAAAGAACATTACATACCAACAAGCTGTATCCTTAGGATATGGTAAAGGAGGTTCTAAAGGTGGAAAAATACAACCCTCATTAACAGATATGGAAGCTCTTATGAGTCTAGCTGACTCACCCCATAAGATAGTAATGAAAACTGTTAGAAGTAGTTATATAGATTCTAAAAAAGGTATAGGTTCGGTACATATAGACTGGGAAGATGCTTCATTAAATAGAGTGAAGGGTAGATTATCTAGATCAGTAAATGCACAAATTGATAAAGTGTTTGGAAAACCCTCTAAAAATACTATAAGTTATCTAGAGAAAATGAATATAATGGATATAGAATCCTCACCCTCATTCCTTTTAGATATGGAAGCTTATATTACTACGGCGCTGCTAGGTAAGAAAATAACTAAGTATAAACGTAAAACAGTTAGTAAGACTCAGTATAAGTTATCAAATAGAAACAAAGTAAAAAGGGCTAAAAGACAACTAGAAGGTAAAGTACTACCAAAGCTACCAACAATTAAAAATATACAAGAAGGTGCAGAACTTCCATTATTTAGTATACAAGTATTAATAAACGAAGGATTAGCAAAACAAATAAAGGGTAATATGGGAGAACCATACCACCCTCCAGTATTGCTAAGAAATCAAACTGGTAGGTTCTCAGAGTCTGCAAGGTTATTAACTTTAACAAGAGGTCAAAGAGGAACACTGTTGGGTACTTATACCTATCAAAGAGATCCCTATGATACATTTTTACCTGAGGGTAAATTAGGTACACCGGAAAGAAATCCCAAAACATATATAGAAGGATCTATTAGAGAATTAGCTCTAGCTATTATGAAGCGCAAATTCCCCGGCCTAGTATTGGAGCTAACTTAAATGTCAAGACGAAGAAAAATAGTAAACAAACTAAGAGATACATTATCGGAGGAAATATGTGGGGTTGATCCATATAATTCAGACTTAAGAGATAGAGTATTTAACAAATTAAAATTTTGGGACGAAGTAAATGATTATCCCTCAGTTTTTGTAACCGCAGGGCAAGAGACCAGAGAGTATCTGCCAGGCAATTTTAAATGGGGACACCTACTTGTATCTATTCGTATATACGTTAGTAGTGAATACCCAGAAGAAGATCTAGAAGGCATCTTCGAAGATATAGAAATAATCATAGACGAATACGGCAATTTGGAATATGATACGAACAGTATGATAGAAGATATGCAGATATTATCTATTAATACTGATGAAGGGTTACTAGCACCTATCGGCGTAGGTGAAATGACTATTAAAATAATGTATGATTTAGAGAGTAATTAAATAAATATTTAATAAATCTAAACTACGTTTAAGGAGAATAAACTAATGGCTAGAAGTTTAGCAAGAAATACGAAAGTATATGCATCTACTCTAACTAAAACTGCTTTAGAGGCGGGAAGCGCAGCTATAACAGATACTTTTGAAGTTAAGGTATTAGATGGATATAGCTATTCACAAGATACAACAAATGAAGAAATCTCAGTTAATGAAGCTGGTACAGCACCAGTACGTGGATCAAGAACATTTAATACTGCACTTAATCCAGCAGATGTAACATTCAGTACTTATGTTAGATCATTTATTAATGCAGATACATATGGAGATTCTGGTGAGAAGATTCTATGGGCAAGTGCTCTAGGTACAGCAACAGGTTTCACTAACAGTGCAACTGCTGGTTCTGAAACACCACCAAACACATATGATAGATCAAACGGAGCGGGTACTGAAGATATTACATTTAATCTTAGTACTTCAAATTCTAACGAATTATTAACATTAACATTAATTTTTAACTTAGATAATACTACTTATGTAATTGAAGATTTTAACGTAGCAACTACAGAAGTTGATTTCAGTATTGATGGTATCGCTACTATTAACTGGTCAGGTCAGGGTTCTAGTGTTAAAGAAAGTCAAGTTATGCATGATGAAGTTGCAACTTGGGTAGCTGGTTCAGATTATACAGCAACACCAGTAACAACAGCATCAACATTCATAAGAAACAAGTTAAGTACTTTAGTTCTTACAGATCACTCAGACACTCCAGCACAAGCACAAGATGCTATTGATACTGTAGTTAGTCAAGTAATAACAATGAATTCAGTATCAGCATTAACTGCAAGTGAATTCATTGATGGTAAGATCAAAAATACAACAAGAGCTCCTACAGAATGGGCAACTATTATATCTAATGATACAGACAGTGTAACAGTATCTGCAGCAGATGATGTAAGTACTTGGGTGAATACCGACGTTGTAGATCTTTACACAGCACTAGAACATGCTGGAGTTGATTACACAATTCCTATTACTGGTGCTACATTAACAGTAGAAAATAACTTCACATACTTAACTCCAGAAGAGTTAGCGGTTGTGAATCAACCATTACCTGGATTCTCAGGAAGCAGGGTTACATCTGGTACGTTCACAGCATACTTAAATACTGGTGCGGAAGGAACAGGTGGTTTACTACAAGATCTATTAGAAAAGATTAATGAAGTTTCAAATAACTTTACATTAACATTTCAAATGGGTGGAACAACAACAACTAATCCTAGAGTATATTTCAATATTCCTTATGCTCAAATTGGGATTCCAACAGTTAGTGTTGAAGACATCTTAACTACTGAAATTTCATTTAGTGCTCAACCTTGGGATACTGGCAACAGTGTAGCGAGTTTCGAAGATACAAATGAAATAACAATTCAATATTTACCAGCAACATAATATAGAGGGGGGTTTATCCCCCTCTACTTTTTAGGAGATTTACCAAAATGGATTTAAGCACATTAATTGTACCAATTTCAAAAACATCAATAGAGTATCCAGGATGCCCAGACTTTTGGGTTGAACTAGCATACTTAACTAAAGATGAGTTAATGAAACTTAGAGATAAGTGTACAAGTCAAAAATTAGATAGAAAAACAAGACAAATGAAGGAAGATGTTGATAGTGACCTTTTCCAAAAGTTATATATAGAAGCTATTGTAGTGGGTTGGAAAGGACTTAAAATTTCTTACTTAAAATCTATGATTCCAGTTAACTTATCTGGTATTGAAGATATAGAAGCTGAAGTAGAATTCAGCCCAGAAAATGCAGAGTTACTAATGAAGAATGGTGTAGACTTTGATAACTGGGTAACTTCAGTATTGGATGATGTTGAAAATTTTACCAAAGTCAGCTAATATTAATAGAGACTAAGTTAAGAAACTTCTACAATAACTCAGCAGTTAAAATGACTACTGAGAAATATTTTATGATGTGTGAACAATTAGGCAAAGAGCCTTTAGAAGAGGAAGTACCTGCAACCTTTGAGGATTTCCCATACGTCGTACAAACAGCTATGAATATTCACGCGGTCCTCCCAGATAAGTGGGAGGGCTTCAGTGGTACATATATGGGAAAAGAATATGTATTACTTCCATACTTAGCTGATGTAGTATATAAGGTTGACAATAAAGCACAATTAGTACAGTTCGTTACTTTAATAGATAGAATAATTACAGAGTATAGAGCTGCAGAACAGAAAATAAGACAAAAGAAAAACAATAAGAAAAAATAAAATTTAAAAGGGCACATTAATGGCTAAGCAGTATACCCAAAGATATACACTGAAAATGAATGCTGAAGGCGTTCAAACTATAACTAAAGAAGTTGTTCAAATGAATTCTGCTTTAGGTACATCAAGTAGTGCAGTTAAAGGAACAACTGACGCCTTTAAAAATGCTAAGAAAGCTCAAGATCCATATCTACGTGGATTGAAAGGTGCCGGTGGTGGTACAAATAACCAAAGTAAGGCCTTTTCTAAAATGGCTCAAGGTATGAATGGCACACTTGTGCCTGCATACGCCACAGTAGCAGCAAACGTCTTCGCGTTAACAGCTCTATTTGGCGCACTTAGACGAGCGGCAGATTTTGATATATTAACTAAATCTGCTGAGACTTATGCCGTACAAACCGGTAGATCCTTAACTGGATTAAGTCAGTCTATGAAAGACATTACAAACAACGCAATAACTATGAAAGAAGCTTTAACTAGTGCTAGCATAGCTGCGTCTGCTGGTTTTGACAATTCAACTATTGAGAAACTAACACAAGTTGCTAGAAACGCGTCAGTAGCCTTAGGTAGAGATATGACTGACTCTTTAGATCGTGTATTCAAAGGTGCTATTAAAGCGGAACCAGAATTACTAGATGAATTAGGTATTATACTTAGATTAGATCCAGCAGCTAGAAAATATGCTGCTTCTATAGGTAAGTCTGTATCTGCTTTAACTACATTTGAGAAACAACAAGCGGTTGTTAACGAAGTAATTGAACAAGGTGAAGAAAAATTTAGTGAATTTAGTAATGTAGATGTGAATGCATTTACACAATTAGGTTCTGCGTTTACTGATATTAGTGTAGCTATGTTACAATTAATTAGTACACCACTTGTACCTATTATTAAATTTATATCAGATAACGTTGTTTTATTAACAGCAATTATAGTTTTATTTGCAACTTCTGTTGCAAAAAAAGCATTTCCAGCATTAGAGAATTTTGCTAAAGTAATGGAAACGAAGTTTGTTAAAGCTACCGAAACTGCAGCAGACGCAACTATAAAAGCACAACAGACTAATGTTAATTGGGTAAAAAGTCTGCAAGGTACAACAAAAGCAGTATCTAAAACTTTAGATACATTTGAGCGTGGGGTATTCCAAGTTAGTGATGTAGTAAAAAAAGAAGGTGTTAAAATAAGTAAAAACTTTAAAACTGCTTTTACACCTGGACCAACTAGCCTTAAAAAATTAGAAGCTTATAAGAAAGGGATACAAGGAGTTCTAACAGCATTTAAGAGAGGCACTAATGTGTCTCAAGGTTTTAAAAATACAACTAAAAATATTGCATTTTTAAATGAAGAACTTGGTGAAACTAAAACAGTTATAGAACAAGTTAAAAATCAGTCTATAACTACTCAGAATAGATTTCAAGCATTTGGCGCAGGTGTAACTGCGTCATTCACAAAAGCTAAATTTGCCGTTGTATCTTTTGGTAGTGAGGTTTCAGCAAGTTTAACTAAAGGTGCTTTATCTGGATATCAACATGGATTAGTGGGTGTTAAAGATGAATTAAGATTCACAATAGAAAGGTTCAAAGGATTTACTAGAGTTGCTAAAGTGGCTAGTGTAAGTATAGCTGGATTAGGTGGAGCATTTTTAAAATTCCTACCTATATTAGGCTTACTAACTGCTGCTTGGTCAATACTATCATCTGCGTTTGGATTTATAAAGGAAGCTTTATTTGGTAAAGAGTTAGTAGATTTATCAGAAACTTTAGAAAATAATACAGAAGCTTTAGAAACAGCAGCTAAAAGTGCTGAACTATTTGCAACTAAATTAAGCAAATTACCAACTACTATTGATAATGTAGCAAAAAGCACATTATTACTAGCTAATACATTCGGAGCACTATCTGAAAACCTAACTAAAACTTTGGAAGATCTAACTCTTCTAGGTGGGTTTGATGATGCTGATGAATTTTTAGATGCATTTAGCTTTGGAGATTTAGATGAATTCAAAGATCAATTAGATAGTACATTTAAAGCAATGGCTAGATTTGGTGAGTTAGAGGGTGTTAATAAAATACTTGCTAAATTTGGCGAAATATCTAGACTATCTGGTGCAGAAGCTAGAAAAGCTGCGGGGGAACTACTAAAATTAATCAATATTTCTAGAGACGTTGCTCGTAGCGCAAATGACCTAAATACTTTAGTAGGTGAGGCATTTGAAGGATTGGGTAAAGGTTTACTTGCAATAGATGGTGGATTACCTGCGTTAACTGGTATTGAACAAGGTTTTCAAAAATTACAACTTATATTAAATACATTAGATGTAAAAAATGTACATTTAGTAGCTTCAGTGATTACTAATTTAACACACTTTGAACTTAGAGAACTGGGTTTAAGTGATATAGCTAAAGAAATAATAGAGATTAATAAACCTTTAGACGATTTTACATCTAAGTTAATTGAAGCAGACAAAAGATTAAAAATATTAACAGCACAAAGAAAAAGAGCATCAGAATTTAGAGAAGGTACTGCTCAACGTGCAGGTATTGAGGGTCTTATAAAGAAAAACTCAGCAGAATTCTTCAAATTAACATTGCAAGTAGCTGGATATACTGGTTTAATAGATGGAGTTACTGCAAGACTTAAAAAGCAATCAGCAGGTATTATTAAACAATTAGATATAGTTAATGAAAAGTTTAAAAAAATAACAGAAGCACAAAAGAAAATAGCGGATATTAGAGATAAAAACGCAATTTCCAATTTAGAACAGGGAGCAGGCTTAGATAAGAGATTAGATTCTTTAAAAAGAATAACCGATGCTGAAAATGAATACTTAGAAACAATAACCTCTAATACTAATGATAGTTTAACAAGTATTAATAAAGCTATTGATGATGTACAGGAAAAAATAGCTGCAAATACTACAGGTAAACCGGATGCAGGTTTAGCAGATGAGCAGTCTAAAAATTTCGGTAAGAAACAACAAATAGAAAATAAATTAATAGAAACTAGAAGTAAAATTACAGCTAATTTAATAAAACAAGTAAAAACGTTGCAATCAGAACTAAGTAAAACTACTAAATTGGCTGCGGCAGGTTTAACTGTGTCTAAAGAACAGGCAGAAACTGTTGAGAAAGATTTATTTGATGCTTTAGTAAAGGTTGGCTTACAATCAGGAAAAAATGCAATGGAAGCTGCAACGTTCGCAAGTAAAATGACACTTGCTAGTGTAGCTGCAGAGAGATTAAATGCATTTTTACAACAAGCTAGAATTCCAAGTGTGGAATCTTTAGTATCTAGTATAACTGGATTAGAGGCTAGAGCCAATGTTTTAAAAGAAGAATCAAACTATTTAGAAAAGCATAATACTTTAATAGGTGAGAGAGTAGACAAAGAATTAATACTAGCACAACTAGAAAATCAAAGAAGAGCTAATAGAGTTCAAACTGAATTAACAAGTGCCCTTGCTACAGATCCAAAAGGTTCAAAAAAGATAACTACGTTGCAGAATACCCTAGAAGCTTTAAAAAAAGAAAATGCACAACTTAAATTAGTACAAACTGCAGTAATAAAAAGTGCAGCAGAAAAATTAACTAATAAATTAAACAGAGAAATAAAATTTCAAAAACAAATATTAGATCAAGGTATACTAATAACAAAAGCTAAACGTGATGAAATTAAATTAGAAAAAGAACGTCAAGATTTACTAGCTAAAGGATTTAAAAAAGAAGCAGCTAATTTAATAAAACTTACTAAATTAAAGCAAGATCAAGAATACCAAAAAGAGTTTAATAAGGAGATTGCTGATACTATAGAAAATATGTCTAAGTTTTCTAGTATAATAAATAAATTAAATGATGATAAAGATAAATTAGGTAAAGATCAGCAAATTACTGCCAGTTTCAAAGCTTTAGGCGACGTAGCTGCTGCTGCTGGTGATAATATGGGTAAAGCATTTGCTGATATGGGATTATTACTTAATGTTTATAATAAAAAGTTATCTGAAGGTGGAATGAAAGCTAAAGAGTGGTCAGCATTTACTATGTCAGCACTTGGAGCAATGTCTCAATTATTTGAAGAAGGTTCTTCAGAAGCTAAAGCCCTTATGATAGCACAACAAGCATTAGCTGTAGTTAATGCTGTAGCATCAATAGCGGCCGCAGCTACAAGTGGAGACCCATACACGGCTCCAGCTCGTGTAGCACTTATGTTAGGTTTAATGTCATCAGTATTAGGGTTAGCAAATATTGGATTAGGTGGAGTTTCAGGTGATGGTGGAGAGAAAGCTTACTTAGATAGTATAAGTGAGCAGGGATTAGTAGGTCAACGCGATTTACAATCAAATACCTTAATAGATTCAATAGAAGATTTAGTGGAGATAGATACAGAATTGTTCTCTACTAATAGAGATCTTCAGTTAACATTAGTTAATTTAAATAAAACATTTTCTAAAATTGGTGCTTCTTTATTTAATCAAGCAGGTAATTTTGGGGCTGGAAATATAGCTGATTTATTTGGTAAAACCTTTGGAACACAAGGTGGTAGTACATCTATATCTCTAAAATCTATAGGTAAATTATTAGGTGGAGGAGCAGGGGGATTTGGTTCATCAACTTCTGTATCTAATAGATTAGTAGATGCCGGTATACAGCTATCAGCATCTATAGAATTTGTTAATGGAGAGCTTATAACTTCACTTACTGATGCATCTTTCTTTTTAATAGAATCAGTAACTGTCGTAAAGAAAAAATTCTTTGGAGCATCAAAGAAAACAAGTACTTATCTTAGAACAACTTTTAAAGATATTGAAAGTAGTTTATTAGATGAGTTAGCTAGAGCTATATCTAGAATAGGTGGTGTAGTATTTGGATTATTTTCAAGTTTTTCCAATATAATAGATTTAAATTTAACTAACTTATTTGCGGGACTTGGTACATTAGCTTTTGATGATTTAAAAATTAGTTTAACTGGTAAAGATGCTGAGGAACAAGCAGAAGCTATTGGGGCATTTACTTCCTTATTATCTGCTACACTAATAGAATCATTGCTTCCAGCAATAGGTATATTCTCTTTAGCAGGTGAAGAATTTATTGATACATTGATAAGAATAACTGAAAATATTTGGAAGATAGAAGGTTCATTTAGTACTTTAGGAATGTCTATTAGTTCATTTGTAGATGTTTCAAGTTTAAATGCTTTAGATCCAAATACACTTTTTGAAGAAGCTTTTGGTGGTACAGAAATAGATACTTCATTTTTAGAAAGTATAGGTGTTTCATTTGGAGAAACACTAAGTTTCTTCGAAACTGTAGCAAGATTTGCAAATGCTCCAGCTGGTTTTGGTAACCTGGGTGGTTTCTTAACTAAACAAGTAGAAAATTTCTTTTTTGCATTCTTTGATGAAGCTACAATTAAAAAGAATATAGCATCAGCTATTGAAGCTATGAAAATAGCTGTTATAGCCGCTTGGGAAGAAGAATTCTTAGCTAACTTTAAAGACTTCGATGAATTTAATGCTATATTTGAGAAATTTTCTGAAACATTATATAATGAAACAGAACTAGCTCAATTAGCATTAGAAAATGCAGGTAATATTGTAGGTAATGGATTTGCAGCACTTAGATCTTCTTTAGAAGATGCAGGTGCTACAGACTTACTTGAGTTATTAGATAGTGGTGGAGCGTCAGAAGCAACACTAAGATCAATATATGAACTTGGGTCTGAGTTAGGTACTTTTGCTGCAAGATTCGATGTAGCTACTGGTGAGATTGATACTTCCGGCGCAGACTTACTTGCATTACTTATTCAACTAGGTGCTGCAATGGGTCAAGAAAACGACGCAGCTGAAGACTTATTAGATGCATTAGATAACTTAAATCAACAATATGAAAGACAAATTGCATTATTCGGTTTAGTTGGAAAAGAATTAGATTTATTACAATTAAGTTTTGACTTTTCTGATGCTTTAATAGAAGCAGAAGAAACAGGTACTAATATAGCACTAGTTGAAACATACTATGGATTAGAACGCCTAGATATTATTAGAAGATATAACCAAGAAATAGTAGATTTAATAGAAGAAGGTATGAAAGGTATAAATGATTCTATACTATCAGTACTACAATCTGCAGAAGGTTGGGATGAAGTAGCTTATCAAAGTATACAGGTAGCTAAGCTAGTAGATAAGTTAACGGCTAGTCTAGGTAATTTAGGTTCTGGGATTGATTTCTCAGTATTTTCTAGTTTATCAGATACTTCTGAGTTTCTTGAAACATTAGAAAACTTTATAGATATTACAGTTAGTAGTGGGGAATCTATAACAGATCAAATTCTTTTAGTAGAAGAATTACGCACAGCTGTAGTAGCTAGATATGAAGCGGAAGTATCTGCTGCTGAGGAGTTAGAGGGTAGTATCTATGATTCAATCTCAGCTCTTCGAGACTTATCTGAAGAGATAGGTAGCTTCTTAGATGACTTATTTGTTGGTGATTTATCACCTTTAACAAATGCTCAAAAGTTAGCTGAAGCACAAACACAATTTGATGAAAACTTACAAAATGTACTATCACAAGATACAGCACTAGCAGAATCTGCTAGAGACGATCTGTTAGAAAGTGCATCTACATTACTAGAATTAGCTAACTTATTCTTTGCTATAGGCCCAGAATACCAAGCAATATTTAATAATGTAGTTGGTTCTTTAGAATCAATAGATCAAAGTATATTAGATGAGATTGGAATATCAGAAGAAACATTAGCTATTCAATCATTAGAGTCAACATTAACTGAGTTACAGTTACAAACTATATCTCAATTACAAACATTAGATTCAATACTGGTAGCTTTAGAAGATCAAAATACTATTAACTTAAATAATGAATTATCTTTATATGTTCCAGAAATTATTAATAGCTTAGATACTATAACAACTAAACTAGAGCAAGTAAATAATGATTCATGGAATCCTATATTACAACAATTAATTACTCTAAATAATACAATGAGTAATTTAAGTTCTTATGGTAAGGGTTCTGAAGAAATAGGGTTTGACCAAGTAGCTATGATACATAAAGGTGAAACAATATTAACAGCCGATACTTCCGAAGCAATTAGAAGTGGAGAAACAATATATGGATCATCCGATGTATTAACAAGTGGTAGTACTAGTGGTAGTAATGCAGATGTTGTATCTGCTATACAAGTATTAACACAAGTATTAGCAAATGGTCAAGAAGATATAATAGATAAAAATGAAGAAATCAGACAAGCTACACAAGGTTTAAGTACTGATATAAATGTTTCTAGACCAGCAAGTGCAAAAGGTATAATATAATATGACAGAGCAAGAGTGGCTAGAATCTGACAGTCATAAAATTATTTTAGTAGATATTTCATATCATGATGGAGATACATTAAATACTAAGTATTTTAGCAACTTTCCCTATATTCAAAAATATGGTGAAACTTTTGTTAATATATTAGGTAATACTGTTAATAGTATTTCATATGATGATATAGTACTTAATATATCAAAAATAACTACTAAGATTAATTCATCTAAGTCTATTGGTAATATTACATTACTTAATACTAAGGGTGAGTATGATGAGTTACTAAGTATAAGAAATTCTTGGGAAGGTCATACTATTAAAATATATATTGGGTCACCTAGTTGGTCTAGATCCCAATTTATCTTAATATTAGAAGGTGTGGTTGATAAATTCACAGCACCACAACCACACTTATTATCTATAGCTGTAACAGATAAAAAAGAAGTAATGAATGTAGCAAGTCAAGAAGCTACTTTATGGAATGATTCTAATGTGTTAAATTATCTTAATGATAATATAAACCTTACTGGATTATATGATAAGTTTCCATATATCTTTTCTAAAAAATTATTTGATACTAATGGTACATATGTGGATTTTAATACTTCTTTAGGTGTAATACCTACAGGCACAGAAAATAGTTTAGTACCTATCTGCTTAGGAAAAGTATTTAATATTGAACCTATACTAGTAGATTCTTTTAACCATGTATATCAAATACATGAGTGCCCAGATATATCTAATTATGGTATATCTAAAGTGATTGAAGTACGAGCAAATGGTGTTAAATTAAGAGGTATAAATGACTTTGAAGTAGATACACTAATATCTAATACTGGAGGAATTGCAGAAACAGGTCTAACAGTATCTAACATAACTAATAATATTATAACTATAACCGGCGCTGATTTTAATATTAATGGATATTCTAGAGCAGTTATACGTAATGTAACTCTAAACGAGGCCAGATACGTAATAGATTCTACGGCAGCAACAATTATAGAGGTAGATGATAATGCATCTGGTTCAGATGCTCAAAACGCTGGCTGGACTATATCACATTCTTATGATATATGGTATCCCACAAATGCACCCACTGTTGATGTATTACAATATGAAGAAAATCTGGATGCAGGATGTATTAGATTATTAGTACATGCTCAAAGTACACAACTTACTTGTGACATTATAGGACAAATAAATAGAACACAATATACTAAAGAATCACTTATACCTGATATAGTTCCGCATAGTGCAGCTTTCATAATAGAATATTTAGCACTAGAAAAAACTAGTTTACAAGTTATATCTTTAGGTAATACAGATATATGTCCTAAAACATTCAGCCCTACAGGCAGTAGTGCTTTCACAAATACAGATAGTTTAGGTATATATATTAAAGATAGCTCTACAATACTAAATTTAGTTACAGAGGTTATATCTTCTTTAGGTGGTTATTTAAGGTTTGAACGAGTATGTGTACTACAGATATTTAGATTTGTAGATCCATTATATGAAACTTCATTATTAAATATATCAGAAAGTTCAGTAATTGAAAATGGTCTTAGTCTTAAAACTATTGAGTTACCGGAAAAATCTATTAACTTAGGATATATGAAAAACTGGACTGTGCAAGATAAAGGTGCTATTGCATCTTCAGTTCTTGATAGTGATAATTTAACATTCTTAGATCAAATTACTACTGAATATAGTAATATAATAGAATACACAGGTTTAACAAATATTGAGTATCCTTTATTAACAGATGCAGAAGTAAAAGGTACACTAATATATTCAAACTTAGATGCAGAAAAAGAAGCACTAAGACGATCTGTTTTAAGAAAAACAAAAAGATATATTTATAGAATAGATACTATAAGTGCACCCTTTACTTTAAATATTGGTGATGTTATAAATATACAACATACAAGATACAACTTTTCTTACCCAGGAAAGAATGTAATAATAATAGGAATGGAAGAGTACCCAACAGATAAACGGGTTATATTGGAGGTTTGGGGTTAATGAATAAAATAAGATTTATAATTGATAATTATATAGATACTGCTAATATATCGGCAGAACCTAGTATGGATGTAAATTTACCTGTAACTAATGTAAAAGAATCATCTAAATCTAAAGTTGCTAGAAGTGTGGGTAATGCCAATCAAACAATTAGAGGTTCATTTTCTACAGCCAAAGAAGTTTCTGCTATTGTAATAGGTAGACATAATTTCGTTATAGATATGCAGTATAAGATATATTTATATAATAACTCTACTATAGATAATGATTATGTTAATACTGGTGGATTAGAAAGTGCAAATGATGATTTTTATATACCTGGTAATTATGCAAGTATTTTTATAGGTGGTGTTAATTTCGATGTTATAGGAGATACTTCATATACAGATAATTGTTTAAATGGTGTAAATAATGTAAAGCCTGCACAAGATGTATTTCGTGTAGTTACAGATCAAACATCTATATATACAGCAGGAACTAAATTTGATTATACAGGTGATACTAATACAACATCTAATAAAACATATACTATTGTAAGCTCTGTTTTTAGTAGTCCTAACACAGAGATAACAGTGGAAGAAGATACAGACACAGCAGGTTTCAACGGTACTCTAGCACCTTATGCTAGATATACCGTTAATACAGGTGGAGCAGTTGAAAATTCAACTACATATAATGTAACAGGTGGTACAGATAACACAGATCCAACAAAGGATATATTCTTTGTGGCTGGAGATCAAACATCTATATTTGATATAGCTGATTTAGTTACATGTTCAAATGATACTAATTCTGGCTCAAATATTACATATACTATAGTCAGTACAACATATAATGGTGGGGCTGGAAGAACTGAAATTACTGTTGAGAATAATGTAAGTAATCATAATTTCGATGGGGATTTATTGCCAATATACACAACTATACCAGTAACTACAAATATAATTACTAGTCCCAATTTTGATGGTACTATATTACCAGATTTCTTAGTTTGGGATAGTGGAACTTTAAATGTAACTACAGAGTCTGTAGGTAGTACACTATGGGAATGGGGAGCGTTTTTATGGGGCTCTGAAGGTTGGGGATCAGATCAAATAGTAGCTGAGTATACTCCACCAGCAAATATAGTAGAATGGCTTACAACACCTCAAACTGGTATTAGGGGATTTAAATTAGAACTATTAACAGCAGGGGGTAGCGTAACATACTTTGAAGTTGGAAGATTAATTATAGGTAAGTATATCCAACCTACTTATAATATAGGATATGGACATTCCTTAACTTGGGAAGAGTCTACTAAACAATATAGAACAGATTCTGGAAGTTTGAGATCAGATAATTCTATACCTTATAGAAAATTTGAATTTAATATAGGTACTATTACGGAAGCGGATAGAATATTATTACAACATGAACTAAGAAACGCTGGCTTGAGAAGAGATTTATTTATAAGTTTGTTCCCAGAAGATGTATCTTTAGAGAAGAAATCAGATTATAGTGGAATAGTAAAAATGACAAAAGTACCAAAATTTACAGAATTTGCACAAAATTATTATAAAGCAAAATATATAATGGAAGAGGTTTAATACATGGCTAATTATACACAATATATACCACAATTAAATTCAACTACATATCCAATAAGTATTTCGGATTGTTTTTCGGCACTAACTACTGATGTGACTGCGTTAGAAAATGATAAATTGAATTTAACAGGTGGAATACTATCTGGTAATGTAGATATTAGAAGTACTAATTTAACAGTTGGTATAGATACCAACACATCAGGTACTTTAAAATTATATGGAGCTGGAACTGGAAATTTAGAAGGTGGACAATTAGATATATATCCAGCAGCAGATTATGATACTACCGTAGCTTATTGGTCGCTAGATGCCTATAATAATACATTTAGAATTTTTGGGGCAACTACTGGAATTATTGCATTAACTATAGATGTTTCTGGTAATATTGTTTTTGGTGGTGATGTTACATTTTCTAATAATGTAGTTGGTGGTTTAACAGTTTCTACAGGTGACGTAGTAGTTTCCCTAGGTGATTTAACAGTTTCCACAGGTAGTTTATTTGTAGGGGCTGATAATGTAGCTACCAGAGATGGGGCATTAACAGATACACTAATAGTTTCAGCAGATTCTAGTGGTAGGCTTACTACTAGCTCAGGAGTAGTTGATACAGATATTGCAACAATATCTACCTCTCAGACAATAACTGGAAATAAAACTTTCGGTGGTAATAATATTATGATGGGTAGTAATACATTTAATACAATACCAGCATTTGATGGGGGTACTTCCGGAGCCACACCACCTTTTACAGTAGATTCAACTCAACTTGTAACTAATCTTAATGCAGATTTAATAGATGGAGTACAAAGTTCTCAAATTGCGAGGTTAGATACTACTAATACATTCGCTGACGATATTATATTTACAGGAGATACTACACATACTGGTACCCAGATATTAGGTGCAAATACTGCCACCTCTGCGGCCAACTTAATTTTAGGTGTTGGTAACTTTTTTACTGTTTCTGGAACTTCTGCTATAAGTAGTATTAGTTCCAAAGGCGTAGGAACTATTGTTACTTTATATTTTACAGGTACTCCAAATCTATCACATAGTGCTGTGGATTTAATACTACCAGGAGCCGCTTCAATAGGGGTAAACTCGGGGGATGTTGCAGTATTCTGGGAATACGCTGTAGGAGATTGGAGATGTATATCTTATACAAGATCTGATACTACAGCTATACGTAATTACTCAGGAACGTGGACACCTACAATAGTAGATGATAGTCGAAGTGACGCAGAGGGTCAAACATATACTACACAATATGGTACGTATAATGTAATTGGGCAATATGCACATATATCATTTTATTTAAAAGTAAATTCATTAGGAACATTAACTACATCTCAGCAAGCAAAAATAAGTGGATTGCCTTTCAGTGCTTGGGGGGGTTTAGAATTTGGTCATGTTACAATTTCAAAAGCAAATTCACTAGCAATAACTACAGGTACCAGTTTATCTGGTTTGATAGATACGTTCCCTCAGATTGATTTATATAAATGGTATAATAGTACTGGTAGTTCTAATTTACTAATATCCGAGTTTTCTGCGGGTGGTGAAATATATGGCCATGGTGTTTATAGAGTACTTTAACTAATAAAAAAGGAGAAATAAATGGCTGATTATGCCGCGTATATACCAAGTGTTGGTAATACAGATTATCCAACACAAATAGCCACTTTTATAACTATTAGTGAAGCTATGGATACAGAAATAGAAGAAGCTAGAGATGGTAATGCGTCTTTACTTGATCATATAAATTTAAAGCTTAATTTAACAGGTGGAAGTTTGTCTGGAAGTCTTACTTTAAATAATACATCACCCACATTGTGGTTGATTGAATCTGGAGTAAGTACAGATAATAGTAAATGGTCTATGCATGTAAATAATGAAGAGTTTAGTTTAAGAGCAAATAATGATGCATTGAACAGCTTTAATAATGCATTCAATATTACTAGAACTGGTGATACTATAGATGGTTTTAATATAAACGCAACATGCAGTGTAGAAAAAGAATCACCTACATTATATATCAAAGATACTAGAGTTGGTGGAACTGTAGATGAAAATAATTTCAGAATAATTCAAGCTTTTAGTTCTACACAGTTTTCTCTTTTTAATGATGCTTTGACTTTACAAAGTACATTTATGAATATTACTAGAAATGGTTATAATGTAAATGAAATAAACTTTTCAGCACTTACAAATACTAGTGTTAAAATTAATAGTAATACTGTTTGGAACGCTGGTAATGATGGAACAGGTTCTGGTCT